TTATATGCATATGGATATACTTACTGGCTCAAGCAGCTTTGTTTTGTTGGGCAATTCATAAACGACCAATTGTTTATGTATATTTTTCAATTCCATACTACATAATAACTATTTTATTACTTCTTAAAGCTTATTCATTAGTATGAATATCATCTTTATTAAAGCAACGTAAAAGCATATCGATTTTTTGCTGATCCTGAAGAACTAGATTTGATAAATGGTCAAGGCAAGTTCGTATATATTCGCGATAGTTTATAGCGCCTTGTAGTACAAAATTCTGCAATTTTTCAAAGTCCATTTTCTTTGCTTGGTCACGAAAAAGTGTAGATGCATCAGCTGCGACACTAATAACTTCCTCTTGGATTGAGCCATCTTTTACTGGACCATGGAACTCAAGTTTTCCTCTGACAATATTAAGTCGATGAATTAATTGACGCTCATATTTAATACGAGTGTTCAAATTAGCTATTCGTAGTTTTAACGTTTCAAGTCGTCGATTGTAAATGTTATCTACTATTGCGCTGATTGTAGGAGATAACAATGAAACAACCGCAATGACTGTAGTGATTGTCCATCCAAAGTTCATTTATTTTCACCTCCCTTTCGCTAGGAGATGAATCAAGCATATCACATTGAAAGGAGGTGTAAGTCATGATTAACGAAGTTCTGCACTCACGGTTGATAGCGTTCGCACTTGGAGCGTGGATGGTTTACTGCGGTTCAATCGGTGCATATGACGGGGCATTGTTTATTCCAATGATTTATGGATTGCTGTTGCTACTAAATCATATGGATCAAAAAAAGAGCAGCGGTGCTGGTAACGCCGATGCTCAACAAAAATAAACATATTACAAGAGGAGTATAACACATGCAAAACAAAGAATTAAACAAATTTAACAAAATGATTGGTGACAAAGCAATCATCATTGGAAATCTCAGTGACCAATACAGTAAAGCTTCTACGCCCGAAGAACTAATGTGGTGTGCAATCCAAATGCAGAATCACGCTAACGCTTTACGAGTAATTACTGAACGATTAGGAACTGACACTAAAGAAGTCTATGGAGGTTAGAAGAATGAATAGCATTAATTGGGATAAATTAGCAGAAAAGAATGATGAGCAAAACCCAGAATACCGTAGACGATTCATGGACGAAGATGGTTATCACGGTACTGGATTAACTAAGCAAGAGTGGGAGGAGTGCAAAGCTGATGACGAAGAAGATTGATACCGAATTCCAACAACGACTGTCAGAAGTCGAAAGCGTCCTTGGCACAGTAGCCGATGAGCTTTACACCAGCGCGGCTAGTGCGCCGCGTAAAACCTACAGGGATGCGGTTAAGTACCTTAAGCAGATGGACAAGCTAACCTACAGTAACAATATCACTGATGATCTAGAACTACACTCACGGCAAACATTGAGTATCATCGTGAACATGGTTATTCGTGAACTCTATCAAGATGCAAATAGTCAGAAGGTGCAAAAGTAATGCAAATAATCAATATGCAAGAACAAAAGCGATCTGCTAACTGGCGTATCTGTCTATACGGGAAACCTGGCACAGGAAAAACCTCCACAGTTAAGTTACTACCTGGTTCAACGTTTGTCCTTGATCTTGATAGCTCCGGCAAAGTTTTGGCTGGTGAAAACGTCCAAGTTGCTGAATTTGATCGGACTAAGCCAATCGAAGAAATGAACGATTTTATCAGCAAGATGATTACCAATATTGCTAAGCAGTACGACAATCTGGTAATCGATAACGTATCTAGTCTGGAAAAGGATTGGTTTATCGAAAAAGGCCGTGAATCAAAGAACGGTATCACTAACGAATTGCAACACTATTCAATGTGGACAAACTACTTTACTCGGCTGATTAGTTCCATTTATCAAGCAGATTGCAATGTACTGGTGACTGCTTGGGAACGTCAACGTCAGATTACTACCGAGACAGGGCAGATGTTTAATCAGTATGCTCCAGACTTACGTGATAGTGTCTTGAATACGTTTATGGGGCTGACCGATATTGTTGGCCGACTGGTTGTAAAACCCAAAGATAATGCACGAGGAGTAATCCTAGAGGGCAATGATGGTATCTATGCTAAGAACCGTTTAGATAATCGAAAAGGATGTAAGGTGGAAGAACTGTTCACCTTTGACGACGATGATTAAGCCGTACGATTATCAGCAAAAGTTAATCGATGAAACCAGGCAAAAATTAGCCGAAGGCAATCAAGGTGTTTTAATAGTTAGTCCAGCTGGTTCTGGCAAATCAATCGTCATTTCTGAAATCGCACGTTTAACCACTTTGAGAGGTGGGAGAGTGCTGTTCATTGTTCACCGTCAAGAATTAGTTAATCAGATTACTGAATCATTTAAGAAACAAGATGTCGATTTAACTAAATGCACAATCTTAACTGTCGGCAAAGTGCCAGGGCGATTCAATAAAATCCCTAAGCCATCGTTAATTATTACCGACGAAAGTCACCATTCGCGGGCTAATACGTACCAAAAAATCTATGAGTATTATTCGGATGTGCCTAGATTAGGTTTTACTGCTACCCCATGGCGAATGAATGGTAAAGGATTCAAAGATATTTATCCGGCAATGGTCGAAGGCCCGACGGTTAAGTGGTTGATTGAGCATAAAAAGCTCGCCCCGTATGATTACTTTTCCGTTAACTTGGCGGATGCAGGAAAATTGCATTTTTCCGGTAGTGGTGATTTCAGCAATAAATCAATTGAAGACGCTCTAGGAAAAACTATTTTTGGGGATGTCATCAAGACCTGGAAAAAGATTGCTAACGGTCGCAAGACAATTCTTTACGCTCACAGTCGAAAGTATAGTGCTCAAATTGCGCAAAAATTTTGCGATGCTGGCATAAAAGCTGTTCACTGTGATTCAAAAACCCCAGCTAAAGAACGTGAAACCATCATGAGCGACTTCAAAGCAGGCAAGATAAAAATCCTGTGTAATGTCGATTTGATTAGTGAAGGATTCAATGTGCCTGATTGTTCATGTGTGGTGATGCTCCGTCCAACAGCTTCATTGGTGCTAGATGTTCAACAATCGATGCGCTGTATGCGCTATATGCCTAACAAAAGAGCAGTCATTATTGACCACGTTGGTAATTGCTATCGACACGGGATTCCAATCACCCCAAGGCAATGGGCACTAGAGGATCGCAAACGAAAGAAGCGGCGTAAAGCAACCGACGTTAATTATCCAATCAAGACTTGTCCATCTTGCTTTTCTGTTGTTCCAGTGCAGTGCCGAGTTTGCCCTGTTTGTGGAGCTGAGATTCCAATCGAAAAGAGCGGAATGAAAGAAGAACGTAATGCAAAAATTGTGAAGATTGATCAGTTTAGGTTTGTTACTGACTACAAAAAAACTCGGTATGCACAGATGAACCCTAACGAAGCAAAGACAGTCGAAGATCTATATGCAATTGCTAAAGCACGCGGATATAAGCCCGGTTGGGCCTATGTCCAAGCTAAGAAAAGAGGGATGCTGAGATGAGAGAGAGACGCCTAAAAGTATATGACGGAATGGTGTTTGGCAATTACAAAGTCATAGGAACCACTGAAATTGAAAAAAACCACGCTCAAATGTTAGTCGTTCGAAACTTGCGGAACCAAGAAGCTAAAGTTGTTAGTTCTGTCAATCTTGTTTCTGGAAGTATAAATGGATTAGGACGTGGTTGTCGAGGAGTAAAGGCTTCAAATAACTCAACTGGGTTTGCAAATGTCTCTTTGCAAAAGAGTGGCCCCGAGAAGGGAAAATATTATGGTTCCGTCATGATTAAAGGAAAAAGATATATCACTTCCTTCTTTACTAAACCTGACACAGCATACAAAGCCATACAAGAAATGATTTACAACTATGAGCATAATAAAACATTACCAACTATTGGAAAATCCAAAACTAATACTGGCCATAAATATATTTCATATTACAGCCAAGTAAAACGTAAGAAAAAATATGTTGTTCAAATTTATAAACTACAAGTGCATAAAAGATTTCTTACGCTTCAAGACGCACTTACTTATCGCAATCAAACTTTGACTGATAACAACTTACCAATTCCAGATTAATTAGGAGGAAAAAATAACATGTCATTTTTAACTACAGATTACTCAAACACTACTAGCAACAGCAACGAACCACTGCCAGCAGGTGATTACGAATTCATCATTAATTCGGTGCAAGAAAACGCCACTAATTCCGGCGCTGAATCAGTACAATTCGACCTTATCGTTCGCAATGACTTAGATGCTGCATTACCTGAAACTAACGGCAAGCAACACAATCGTCACCTGTGGGTAAACGAATGGAAGCGGCGTAAGACTAATCAATATGATCTAAACAACTTCATGTACTTTATGAAGGCTGCTGGTATTCCCGAAGGAACTGAGATTAATTCAATCGAAGATTTCTTTCAAATTATGGATAAAAAGCCAGTACGAATTCATATCAAGGTAACCACGTCAGAATACAACGGCAAAAAGCGTAAGGAAAACCGTCCGGCACCTTGGGATTGGAAAAAAACTAAGTTCCCAGAAGTGCAACACCAATTCAAGAAACCTCAAAGCAGTTCAACATCAACCGACACAACTGTGGGCGATAATGAATTGCCATTCTAAACGTTTTGAGTCAGTGCACTTACAACATCGAGTGGATGGGATGCCCATTAAAAAAGCAAGTGAGGTGAAAATAGTGGCGTATGAAGCAATTCCCGAAGAACTGAGAAAGCTAAATCAATGGGGGAACTACCACCGTATCTGGGTGGAGAAAAGAAATAAGTATACTAAAATACCTCTTAATCCTTGGAATGGTGAAGATGGAAAATCTAATGATTCAAGCACGTGGTCTGATTTTGATACTGCACTGCAAGCAATAGATAAGTACCCACAAGCTGATGGCTTAGCGTTTTACTTTGCTAACGGCTATGTTGGCTTAGATATCGATCATATTGCAGACGAGCTTGACAAAGTTAGAGAAGGCGACAGTGATCCGGAAAACTATGTAAACAAGGCACACCAACTAACAAAGGGTAGCTACATGGAAATTTCTATGTCTGGTGAAGGTATTCACTGCATTTTCAAAGGTAAGATACCGGGTAATCGTCGGCGTAAAGGCAACTATGAAATGTACCAATCTGGTCGTTTCTTCGCTTTGACAGGAAATACATTAAATAGCCAGCCTACAATTAAATCACTGGACCACGAAGAAATGGCGAAACTGTATACTCATTATTTTGGTAATGACAAGGTGATGCCGTTTCCTCAAAACTCGCCACAGATTACCACGAATGACTTATCACTGGATGAAGTTATTTCGAGAGCAGAGAGGTCGTCAAGCGGCAAACGTTTCAAAATGTTCATGGAAGGTGGCTGGGAAGATTTCTATCCTAGCCACTCAGAAGCTGATATGGCTTTTGCTAATGATTTAGCATTTTGGACTGGCCGTGATTTCAACCAGATGGATACAATTTTCCGCCAGTCCAGTTTAATGCGGCCTAAGTTTGACAGCAAACGTGGAAAAACAACCTACGGTATCGCATTACTCAACAAGGCCATCAATGAAACATCCGATGTTTTTAATCCTCATGGTAAACCAGAATTCAACTATGACTTGTCTTTTTTAAATAATGACGATTCAAAGAAAAAACATCCACAACGTTCATGGGACGATATGGGGAACGCTCAGCGGTTTATGGATATGTATGGCGATAACTTTAAGTACTCATATATCGATAAATGTTTTTACTACTACAACAACTCTTACTGGGAACCAGACCAAACGGGCATTGTTGAAAAATGTGCCGACAATGTAATTAGCAATATGAAAAACGAAAAGATTCATGTAGCTCCCGATGTTAAAGACGAAGACGCCAAAAAGGACTGGGAAAAGTTCTTGAAAAAGTCGCGTAGTAATCGTAGCAAAAAGAACATGCTCGAAGAATTAAAACACCATATTCCCGTACTTCATAGTCAATTTGACAAGGAAATTATGCTACTGAATACAAAATCAGGTTATGTTGATTTGAACAGTGGCGTTTTGCATGACCATGACAGGGATAAGATGTTTAGCCAACAAACAGCAGCTGAATATACTGATAACATCGATTGTCCAGAGTGGGATAAATTTCTTCACCAAGTTTTTAATAATAATGAAGAATTAATTCATTATATTCAAAAGGCGGTTGGCTATTCTGCTACTGGATCAGTCAAAGAGCAAGTCATGTTTATTCTTTATGGTAATGGGCGTAATGGTAAGTCAGTTTTTATCAATACAATTGCTGACATCTTAGGTACCTATGCTGAAACTATGAATGTCAGTTCTATTATGGTTAAAAACAATAATGGTGCTAATTCTGATATTGCGAGATTAGAGGGAGCACGACTGGTTATCTCTAGTGAAGCTAATGAGGGTAGTCGTTTAGATGAAGGATTGCTTAAACAGTTAACTGGTGGAGATAAAATTGTTGCTCGTCACCTTTACGGCAATGAATTTGAATTTAATCCCGAATTTAAGCTGTGGATGGCTACTAACCATAAGCCGTTAATTCGTGGAACAGACGAAGGTATCTGGCGGCGAATCATGCTGATTCCATTCACTGTTCAAATTCCGAAAGATAAAGTCGACAAGGATTTGAAATACAAGTTGCAACGTGAAGGTACAGGAATTCTGAATTGGATTGTGCAAGGCGCCATGATGTGGCAGGCCGAAGGGCTTAATCCACCAGAGATTGTTACTAAAGCTAGTCAAGAATACAAAGATGAGATGGATGTTGTTTCGTACTTTGTTTCTGAAAAATGTGAGACTGGTTCTGATTACAAGGTTCCAGCAGGTGAATTATTTAACGTCTATCGTGAATGGGCGAATGAATCCGGTGAGTATTCAATGCCAAAACAAAAATTCGGCAGAGAGATGAAAAAGAAATTTGAATACAAACGAACAATGAATGGGCGTTATTACCTTGGTTTGAGGATTGCCCAAGACAGCCGCACTAATTTCTTAAACAAAACACCTTAATCTTGTTAATTATGTAAAACACATGACGGATGATATGACGGATGTCTGACGTGTTACAAACGTTGATATATCAGTGCTTTATACTACTTTTTTACTTCTATGACGGATGTTAAAAATAAAAGTATATATAGAAAATAAAAGAATATATATAAAAGGAAGGTAAAACGAGATCCGTCATATGTGGTAAAAACAGGTCAAATCCGTTGGGGCACAAGGAACACAGCCATTGAAGAATCCGTCATTTTATCCGTCATACAAGAATGTGGAGGTAAAAATGGGAGATAAAACTTATGAAAATTGGGTAGAAAAATATAAGTGGATTCCTGATTATGATCGGGATGCAGTTTGGGATTGGTATGACACATATATGGAAAAGTGTTATGGAACACCAACTAAGGATATTGAAGACCTAATTGACTTACTAAATGAAGCCTACAAAGTAATTAGTTATTTGCTAGATGAAGCTAATCGTTCTAATTCCAAGAGGTTTACGCAAGGCAAAGGAATGTTTCTAATACGAGTACCTCATACCAAAGATAATTATTATGCCAAAGATGAAGATGGAACACTGTTTGTAACTGATTGGGCGCTTGATCGAATGAAATCATTTCCCGTTAATTCGATGACTGATATTTTGTTTACAAAAGACGAAATAAAAAGTCTTGGCCTAGAAAACTGTGAGCCAATTCCATATCTTTACTAATTTATGGAGGAAACAATGATAAAAATACACACAATTGGTGGAAACGTCTATAACTACAAGGGCAGTTACCAAGAAATCCAACGAGCAATTAAAGATGTTAGTTGCCGATATCTATATGGATTAAATCGACAAAGTTGTCGGGTAATTATTCCACTAGCGGCACTAGATAGTATTGAAGAAATTGAGATGAATTACTAATGACAGATAGAGAATTAGATGAATTTGTTAAAAGAAATCCTGATAGGCATGAAATATTCCATCAAGGGTATCGTCGAGGCTTAAAGACCGGCTATACGATAGCACTTAAAAGAGGAAGTGAAATGTTAAGGATAATGAGAGAAGTGGAGGAAGATATTGATGAAGGATGAGTATTCTAACGTGGCCAAAGGATTGGCGTTCATAACTCTGCTTTGTTTGATAGCATCACTTGCTTCACCTGTCGGACTAATCCTAGTAGTAGCATTCGGCGTTTCAGCAATCATTAGCGTAGTTTTCAGTTTTATTGGAGGCTGCAGCAATGATTAGTGAACATGAAATTCAATCCCGAATTCTAGTCGCCGTATCACAGCACCGTTGCACGATCTTCCGGAGTAATGTAGGTAAAGTTAAAACTGATGATGGACGCTGGTTTGATACGGGGCTGCCAAAGGGACACCCAGACCTGTATGGATTTAAGTGGTCGAATGGCAAGGTGTTTTACTTGGAAATTAAAAATGCTAAGGGTAAACCTCGACAAGACCAGATTAGGTTTCATCACATGTTAACCAGTCACAATATCATACATGGTATTGCTCGATCGGTGGACGACGCTTTAAAGATTGTGGATGAGGAGTTGGTCGGTTATGGATTTAAAGATTATGGAGGTGAACTTGAATGAATTTTAAAGGATTAAAGATGACACTAACTAATCTCGGCGTGATGGTTACCCAGTTAAATAACTACAAGATGCGCTTCGTTGGTGCTGGATTTGCTGGCGAGTGTGAACTACTAGGAAACCAACGAGAATACGTAAAGCTAGTACGAATGAGTGTTAACAGTGATTACAAACATGACCAGTTAGTGAGAGCACAAGAACTGATAGCTGAATGGCAAAGGAGTGAGGAAAAGTAATGGATAGTGTATTGTATGCGTTTCTGTGGTTTGCGATTGCGCTGATTGCAGTAGTGACAATGAAGTTTGCTGGTGGTTGGGTGCTACTACCAGTAGTGTTAGTGATTATCTTGGCGTTTATCGCTGGGAGAATTCGAGAAGGGTGGTAACCCGTGAGAAAAGTTATTTATCACGGCAAAACCTATGAAGTGTGGAATATAAGTAGTAAAGGAAAGCTAACACTAGGTGAGAGGAGAAAAGGCTATTATGGTCTATTCATTGTTCACTATGGAGTGAAGGCTGAAAAAGTGGAGGACAGAGATGTTTGAGACTAAAGTTGAAATTAATATCACTCCTAAACTAGCGAAAGATTTTTGTGCAGCTTGTTTTAATTACAAGCGGGTCAAACCAATTAAACGTACTCGTAAGCAACAAATTGCTAAGGCTAAGCACATGATGGATTGGCACAATCATACTAGCTATGAATGGTCACAGTGGTGGCACAAGAAGGCTAGAAAGCCTAAGAGATGGAAGCAATGAGCAAGCAACGGAAGAGACATATCTATCTTGTGCAAGTTAACAAGGTGAAAAGAAAAGCTAAGAAGCAATGGAGCAATCCGATTGTCTACAAGAGTGAATTGTCTAGTTTTTGCGAAATATTTAAAATTCCTAGATATTCCGGTACTAGGTATCGTGGCGAACGGAGATGGAAGTAATGGAATTATTTAAGTGGGCAAACCCGCCTCTGGAAATGCGATTTAAGCCTTTTCAGAAATTAGTTAAACAAGGGTGGAAAATTCAGTTAGAACAAATCGACCAAATCGGTAATGGTTATTGGTGGCGTGAAAAGATTACTGGCTTACCAATACCGAGTCAAAGAATCAATCGGTTTGGTGATCTCCCCTTAATAACATGGTCAACCTATGTTTATCCACCAAAATCAGAAGATTGGATTGAAGAATTGAATGCCAGCTTCGATTCCCCTATGGAGGCGTATGAATGGCTTGCACCGCGATTGGAGAAATATGTAAATGAAAATACTTGATGTTTGCTGTGGATCGCGAATGTTCTGGTATGACAAACAGGAGCCACATACAACCTACATGGATATTCGCAAGGCTGTGTATACAGCAAAAGACCGTGATCTAGTACGTAAGATTGAAATTAATCCTGAAGTTCAAGCAGATTGGAAGCATATTCCTTTCGACGATGAAACGTTTGATTTAGTTGTCTTTGACCCACCACATTTGGTCCGAGCAGGTAAAACATCCTGGCTCGCTAAGAAGTACGGAACTCTTGATTTAATGACGTGGCCAAGTGAACTACATAAAGCGTTCCAAGAAATAATGCGAGTATTAAAGCCAACTGGCACGATGTTATTTAAATGGAATGAGGAACAGATACCAATTAAAGAAGTTTTTAAAACGTTTGGCCAGCAACCAATCTTGGGCGACATGAGAAGCAAAACGAAATGGAGTGTATTTATCAAACCATGAAGATCAACAGAAAGAATAGTCACCGAGGCCTTGTCGTCCGTGAAAAAGCGAATAAGCAGTTGAGTAGAGATGTTGACCGAGATTGGCCAATTGACCTATTAAACTACACGCGAGCATGGCATAAACCAAAGTATCACGGTACTGAGTTTCGAGGAATGAAGAGGTGGAAATAATGAAAGTACATTATATTCATGCAACTGATCCAGAAAAATTTGATAAAAACGTAAATGAATTTATTAAGGATAAGAAAGTAATTGATATTAAGCCTTATCCTATGGTGGATACTAATATCACTGGTGGATTTGTAAATAATAGTCTTAGAGACTTTTATCTTGATTGCGTTGTTATGTATGAGGAGGAAAAATAATGCTACACACATACAGAAAGACAGCAACCATTCAAGCTGAACAGTTTGATGGGTCTGAAAAAAAATGATGAAACACTATGGAATTCATGAAGCTAATGTTCCACCAATGGTCACTGACTTAGATTTATATTTGCCTACTAAAGCAGGCGATATGGTCATCAAGCAAGACGATTGGATTGCCACTGGTATTGATGGTGAACATTGGGTCATTGCTAACGATATTTTCTGCAAGACCTATGAGAGGTGCGACTAATGAAATTAAACAGAAGGTGTTATCATCGGTTTCTTGTTATCCGTGAAAAGTCAAATAAGCGATTAAGCAGGGAGGTTGACCAAGATTGGCCAATTGACCTCATAAACTACACGCGAGCATGGCACAAACCTAAGTATCACGGTACTAAGTTTCGAGGAATGAAGAGGTGGAAGTAATGAAATCAATGAGCAGAAAAGCGCTTCGATTAGCATCAGAGTATAGCAATCGACAATATAAGGTTTCAAGGAAAATTGTTAATGGATTAGGTATCGTACATAAGCCGAGATGGCGACAATTTACTATTACAAGTCGAAGGTACCGCAAGTTCATGTACGGACAGCTCGGACCAATTGGAATTAATGCCGGAGGATATAAGCAATGAGCATATATGACCTACTAGCAATCACGGCAATCGGGGCTGGAGCAGTTGGCTTCGTGATGGGAGTAGTAACCACGATTAAGGTAGATACCTCAAAGAAATAAAAAAAGACGCACCAAGTGGCA